GCTTGAAAATGTCCCGGTGGCGAAGAACTTCGCCGGTAAGACATTCGGCTTCAACCTGTCGGAAGTGGCAATGCCCGCTTTCGCCAACGGCGGCTTTACCCGCGGGGTGAGTATCGCCGGTGAAGCTGGCACAGAAGCCGTCATTTCTTTCAAGCCCAGTGTCCATGACAGCAACGTGGAAAACTGGGTGCGGGCTGGCCGTATGTTGGGCGTGTCCGGTGAGGATGCGACCCGCGCAGCCGGTGTGCAGAACGTCCAGTATTTTGCGAACGGCGGTTTCACCGACGGAAGCAAGGAAAAGCTGGACAAGTTGATCGACTTCTCCAACGCATACGGCGAATATGCACTCCGTTCCAACGGCATCAAGTCCACCGGTGATGTGGTGTCGATGATGTGGACGGTGGCAAACAACGCTATGTCCGGGGACGGCTCCTTGGAGCTGGTGGCGACCAGCATCGCCGCCGACGTTGCTCCCATCATCCTGAACAAGTATCTGGGAAGTGACAGCACGATAACAAAGGCCGTGACCGAAGCGGCCAAGACCTACAACGGCGGCACGGTGCTGTCGAGCTGGGAAAACGGTGTTCTGACCGACACCGGAACACCGCTCTATATGCTGTCGCAGCAGGATGCGGCACAGCCGCCCGCCACGGAAGCACCCGATGTTCCGGCTGAAACGTACCAGACCGCGAAAGAATCTGCGGAGAACAGCGCAAGTGCAACGGGCAACGAGAAGTTGGACAACCTGATCGACTTCTCCAAAGCCTATGCCGACTACGCTCTGCGCTCCAACGGCATCCGCACGGCGGGGGACGCAGCATCTATGCTGTGGACGGTCGCCAACAACTCGCTGGCCGGTGACGGCTCTCTGGCTCTGGCAGCTACCAGCATTGCCGCTGATGTTGCCCCGCTGGTACTGAACAAGTATTTTGGCGGAAACAGCACAATCACCTCTATGTTGACCGAAGCGGCCAAGACCTATAATGGCGGCACGGTGCTGTCGAGCTGGGAAAACGGTGTTCTGACCGACACCGGAACACCGCTCTATATGCTGCCGCAGAGGGACACCGAGAAAACCCTGCCGGATATGCCGTCCAGTGCCTACCGCGCCGCGGGCGGCGGTGACGGCGGAAGTTCCAGCAGCATCAAGGATTCCCAGTTTGTCTTTTCGCCGCACATCACTGTCGGCAGCGGGACAAACATGGAAGAGCTTGAACGTGAAATGCGGAAGCTGTTTGAAGAGTTCAAACAGGAAATGCGTGAAGAAGAGCGTGAACAGGGCCGTGTCAAATATGCTTCGTAAGGGGGTGGCCTGATGGCGTACACGACAAAGAGCGGCGACACTTGGGACGGCATTGCGAAATCCGTCTACGGTGACGAGCTGAAAGCCGATGTGCTGATGGCCGCAAACCGGGAGTACATCGAGATTTACAGATTCGATTCCGGCGTTGAGCTGGTCACGCCGGACATTGAAGAAGAGGTGGCGGCAAACGATAACCTGCCGCCGTGGAAAAGGTAGGTGGTGATATATATGATTGCGATTCAGCCCAGAAAAACGATCCTGAAATTGGAGTACAACGACACCGATATTTCCGGGGACATTTCCGGGGATGTGGAAAGCTTCACCTATAACGACCGGGGAGCAGATTCGAGCGACAGCATTTCCATAAAGGTAAACGCGGTGGATGATAAGTGGATCAACTCGTGGTTGCCGGATAAGGAAGCTGTGCTACACCCGACACTCTGCACGAAAAACTGGATCGTGCAGGGTGACAGCACCCCGCTTGACTGCGGGACGCTGGTGGTGGACGATCTCAGCTATTCCGCTGGGCCGTGTGTGCTGACCATCGGCGCGGTGGCCCGTCCGAACGGAACGAGCTTTCACGAAAAAAACCAAGAGTGCGTCTGGAAAAAGACCTCCATCAAGCGCATCGCTCAGACCATTGCCGACCGGTACGGGCTGGGGTGCAGCATGGATGCCGAGGACGTGGACATTGCGTTGAAAGAGCAGGACGACACGGATAGTTCGTTCCTGCAAAAACTTTGCAGCACCTATGGCCTGATCCTCAAAACCTACCGGAGCAAAATCTGGATTTTTGATCGTGAGCAGTACAAGAAAAAGGATGCAGTAGCAACCTTTACCCCGGCGGACATTGTGCCTAACTCTTTGAGCTGGAACACAACGCTTTCCGGGACGTACACCGGCGGAGAGTTCACCTACTCGAACCAAAAAAAGAAAGTCAACATCAAGGTCACAATCGGTACTGCCGACAGGATGCTGAAACTGAACCAGTATGCGTCCAGCGAAGCGGACGCAAAAAGGCAGCTTCAAGCGGCCATCGACAACAAGAACCATTCGGCCACGACCATTTCTTTTTCGACGATGGGAAACCTGAGTCTGTGTTCGACCATGTGCATCAATATAAAGGGACTAGGGAAACTGAACGGGAAGTATTACATGGACACCGTGAGCCACACGCTGAACAAATCTTCCGGTCTGGTGACGAAAGTTTCTGCAAGCAGAGTGGGAGGGTAACAGCATGAGCAGCGTTATCCGAATTGGCTCTGTGTCCAAGGTGAACTACGAGGACGGAACCATTGAGGTTACATACGAGGATCGCGCCGATTCGGTCACGGATGAAATCTGCATGGTTTCCAATGCCATGTACCGGATGCCGGTCGTAGGCAAGCTGGTCTGCGTCCTCCACAACTCCGACAGTCAGGAAATGGGAACGTGCATCGGCACGATCTGGAATGAGGACAACAAGCCCGTCGAGGGCAAGAAAGGCCGCTACCGGCACGACTACAACGACGAGCAGGGAAAAGCATTTGAGCAGTACGACGGCGACACCGGCGACTACACGGAAACCATCGACGGCAATGTGAAAGAAACCGTTGGGAAGAACGTGGAGTACACCGTCAAGGGTGACATGACTTTCAAAGTGGGAAGTTCCACCGTAAAGGTGTGTCAGAACGGAACGGTTGAGATCAAGGGCGTTACGCTGAACTTCAACGGAACGACGGTGAACATCAAGGGATCGACCGTGAATATCTCTGGTGGCTCCGGCGATTGCAAGATCAACGGCATTTCTCTGGTAAACCACAAG